TCATTGCTGCACTCGACGTAGATATAAGACAGAAGCACAAATTAGAGCTCAAGCAGATCGACTATCTGAAGCCAATTGGAGAAGAACGAATACATGGGCAAGCTCGTCAGAAAGTCGTAGAGCGAAACAATCCCGCGATAATCTAATTGCAAGAGCCGAAGCGAGCGCTTTACGACAAAACAGAGCCCGAGGCCTTTCCGTAGGTTAAATCATATTGTCAAACTTCTAAAATTCAAGCTGCACTCGAAATTCAGTAAGAAATCGAATCAATCGGACGAGCGGCGTTAGCCGCGTTCGATATCGTACTGTAGGCGGCCGTGCGACGAATCGCGCCGGTCGTGCACGCGACATTCGTGCCGCCTTTGGTATGTCGGCTGGTTAGCCATGACCCCGATAGACCATGCAAACGAAGTGATTGCCTCTGTCCGTCAGAAAACGGATAGAGTAATCCTTTTTTATTCTTGCGGCAAAGACAGCGAGGTATTGCTCGACCTGATGGCACCGCACTTCAAGGAAATCGTTTGCGTGTTCATGTATTTCGTCAAAGGTCTCGACCACATCGATAACTACCTGCGAGCCGTCAAAGCCCGTTATTCCAACGTTACCATTCTGCAAATCCCCCATTGGACATTGACACGCGTTTTACGTTGCGGGCTATATTGCATCCCGAATCCCAGCATAAAGCTATTATCATTGAGAGACGTTGATGAAAGCATACGTCTGAAAACTGGCATAAACTACACGTTTTATGGAATGAAGCAGTCGGACGGGATGAATCGCTGTCTTATGTTGCGCGGATATGAAAATGAAGCCATAAGCAATACGAACAAGATTTATCCTATATCCAAGTGGAAGAAATCAGATGTCATGGCCTACATCAAGGCAAAAAAACTGCCTGAACCCATATCCTACAACAAGAACAAATCGCAAGGTCTGACGTTTTTACCAGAGGTATTCGATTACCTGCGCCAACACTATCCTCAAGACCTCGAAAAGATTTACAAAGTATTTCCCTTATCCCGAAATATATTACTGCGATATGACGAAGAGAAAAGAGCAGCAGCCCAAATACAAGCAAAGTGAAACGGTCGTAATCAAACGCTCCGAAATCAACTTCGCACCTTATAATCCCCGAAAGGAGGATCCCGAAGTGGTCAAGAAGCTCAAAAAGAACTTCAAGACCGTCGGCTATCTCGGTGGCATCGTTTGGAACCGCCGCAGCTCCTATCTCGTTTCAGGGCACAAGCGTGTGCAAACTCTCGACATCATCAACAATTACGACGGAACACCCGAAACAGACTACGACATCAAAGTCGAAGCCGTAGATATGGACGACAAGACCGAGCGTGAACAAAACATCTTCATGAACTCGCCATCAGCTATGGGAGAGTTCGACATGGAGAAAATGAGAGTGCTCGTACCTGAAATAGATTATCAGGCGGCCGGTCTCTCTGAGGCTGACATGAACATATACGGCATTACTGTCATGCAAGAAGAGATCAACGCAGGAACCTCATCCATAATAGACGACTTTGAGGAAATACAACGGCCATACGAAGAGCGCAAAGCAGCCGTAAAGCAGATGAAAGAGCAAATCCGGCAACAGGCAGAGCAAAAAGCCGAAGACATTGAATCTTACGTGATGCTCAACTTCAAGTCTTATAGAACGAAGTCATCATTCATGCTTCGTTTCGGGTTCGGACCCGATGATAAAGTTATTCCCGGCGAGATGTTCGCTGATATGGTTGAGCGAGTGGAATAACCTCACAAACCTTACACTATAAAAAATGGGTGCTCCGAGTAAAAAGCCTAATATTGCGACATTCCGCAAGATTGCAAATTCTTGCGGCGGCATTTTATCCGATATTGCCGCCCACATCGGAGTGGATAGAGTTACTGTCTATGCTTGGTGCAATGATGATCCCGAGTTCAAACGGGCCCTCGAAGATTCCCGCGAACGGTTCGTCGATTTGGCCGAAAGTAACCTGCGCAAGCTGGTGGCTGGTGTTCCTGCCATTGAGAAAGACGAAAATGGAGAAAAGAGATTCGCAGGTTGGATAGAACGACCATCTGAGACGGCGATCATTTTCACGCTCAAAACACGAGGCAAAAAACGGGGCTATATAGAACGGCAAGAAGTCACAGGGGCAGATGGGGCCGACCTTATACCTCCTCGTACTCTATCGCCAGAGGAGGCAAAACAATATGGATTAAAACTTAACGAAGAATATTAACGCACTAATCCGATTCGCGACATCGACATAGAGCGTACCTTCTGCCTTTCCGGTATGTTGAATTTCACCCGTTATATGTTCAAGCATAAGACGGGGATGCGGTTTGTTGTCGGCGATCATCATCGCAAAATATGCGAAGTGCTCAACAAGGTAGTGCGAGGCGATATAAAGCGCCTTATTATCAATATTGCGCCACGATACGGCAAGACCGAGCTTGTCTCTAAAAACTTCATCGCCTACGGGCTGGCGTTGAACCCTCGCAGTAAGTTCATACACCTTTCCTACTCCGACGATCTTGTCCTCGACAACTCGAAAGAGATCAATGAAACGGTACAATCGGACTACTACCAGCGGCTTTTTCCTGAAGTAGTCGTCGAAAGCAAGAATGCCAAGAAATGGTACACCTCCGTCGGAGGCGGACTGTATGCCGTGAGTGCGGCGGGGCAAGTTACAGGATTCGGAGCAGGTCAAGTAGATGATCCCGATGGGGAACGGCGCGAAATAGGCGATTTCATACCTGCATGGGAAAGCGATTTTGCTGGGGCTATCGTTATCGACGACCCGATCAAGCCAGAGGATGCGCTATCCGAGACGATCCGAGAGCGTGTGAACAACCGGTTCGAATCGACAATCCGCAACCGTGTGAACTCGCGCAATACGCCGATCATCATCATCATGCAGAGACTGCACGAACACGACTTGTGCGGGTATCTGCAAGAAATCGAGCCGGAGGAGTGGACGGTATTGTCGTTGCCCTGTATCTGGCATGACGAAAACGGCCGAGAACAGCCGCTATGGAAGTTCAAGCACACACTGGAGGAACTACACAAAATTGAGAAATCGAACTCTTTTGTCTTTGAAACGCAGTATATGCAGAACCCGAAGCCACTGGAGGGACTGATGTATGGAGAGTTCAAGACATACGACATTATTCCGTACGCTGCGTCCATGCGTCGTAAGAACTACACGGATACCGCAGACACCGGCAGCGATTATCTGTGCTCGATCTGCTATACGGAAACTCCTATCGGCAATTTCGTGACGGACATTTTATATACACAGAAGCCGATGGAATATACCGAGCCGACAACAGCCGAGATGCTGTCCCGAAACAAGACGGAGATCTGCCACGTCGAGAGCAACAATGGCGGCAGGTCTTTCGGGCGCAATGTTGAGGCGCAGTGCCGAATAATGGGCAACAACTTTACATCGTTCAACCCGTTTACGCAGACCGACAACAAAAGGGTGCGTATCTTCACGCGATCAAACGAAGTGCAGAACCTCATTTATTTCCCGACAGGATGGGAACACAGATGGCCGGAGTTCGCCTCGCATGTCAAATCATACCGTAAGCAGCAGGAGTTCAACAGCCATGACGACGCCGAAGATGCCCTGACCGGAGTAATCGAAAAGCGGGGGTATTTCAACAATGAAGAAGATTTAGACAAAGAGGATTTAGGAATTTGGTAAAAAGTACGGATATGGGATTTATAGACAACCTACTCAATGCGATACGCAATAAATATCTGAATGCAACCGGTGCAGAACGTGATCTGCTTACGCTTATCAAGGACAAAGACATTACACAGGCTCAAACACTTATGCAGAATCGCGATACGGAGGTTTTGCAGGCGATTCAGGAATATAACCCCGAACTCCACCGTATTATGCGAAAGGCCGATAAGATGCGGAAAGGCCAGGAGCCTTATCGTACCGAGAAGTTGCCTCGTGCACGACAGAAGTACATCAATGAGGTGGAACTATTCTTTCTGCTCGGGAATCCGATACGATGGAAGAAGGTGAACAACGAAGGTTCGGACGAGGCTTTCGAAGCATATAATCAATTTTTGCAAGATACACGATTCAACGTTTCCATGCGTAAAGCAAAACGCATTGCGGGAGCAGAAACTGAATGTGCCAAGCTCTACCACATCTATCGGGACGAGAATTTCCAACCGCAGGTAAAAGTTGTGGTAATTTGCAAGTCGAAAGGATACACCCTACGTCCATTATTCGACCTATACGAGAACCTCATTGCATTCGGGTATGGGTACTACCTTAAAGAGGGGACATCAACTATCGAGCATTTCGATATTCAAACACCTGATACGATCTACCGATGCAAACGAGGATCTCTTAATTGGGAGGTTATTGCAACTCCCAATCCAACCGGAAAAATCAATGTTATCTACTACCGACAGGATAAAGCGTGGGGAGGCCTCAACCCCCGCATAGACCGCGAGGAGGATATAGACAGCAAAATATCCGACACAAATAACTATTTCGCAGACCCTATCGCCGCAGCAACGGGCGATGTCGTAGATTTTTTGAAAGGTCGAGCCGACAAGCCCGGGAAAATGATTCGGATGACCGGAGCGGATTCAAAATTCGAGTACATCAATCCACCGACCTCTTCCGAGACGCAGCAACAGGAAAAGGAAGACCTCGCGCAGTCCATCTTGTTCGACACTTTCACGCCCGAGTTTACACCCGAGAAAATGGCTGGGCTGGGAACTTTGTCGGGCGAAGCGATCAAACGCGCGATGGTACTGGGATATATCAAGCGCGAAAATAATAAAGAGATATACGACATAGCCGTAGATAGGGAGAAAAATCTTATTCTCGCTATTATGATGAATGTAACCCATATTCATTTGCGTCCTGATTTGGCTGCGCTCAAAATAGAACACGAATTTGCCGAACCGTTCAATGAAGATGTCACCGCACGTTGGGCGGCTATAGGCCGTGCTGTGCAGGATGGCGTTATGTCGCTGGGAAAGGGCGTTGAACTAATGGGAACGGCCGATGATGTTACCGCTGAAATCGAGCGAATAAAGCAAGCGAAGGCAGAGGCATCTATGAACAATATTATAGAGCCAACATTCTAATTCGAAACGATGCCCGGATTGAATTTGAAAGCCGCCCAATGGGAGCAACAGCATAAAACGCATGTCGAAGAATATCTACGACAGATAGAGGCTTTGTATGATGTGGCCTCGGATGAATTGATTCGACTGGGAATGGGATATAAATATCAACCCAATACGGGGCGATTGTTCGCCTTCTCATCAAACAAAAGCCGTAGTAAACAAGCCGATGCCTCGTTATCTTCATTCCGAAATAAGTTGTCCACTATAATTACAGCGGGGATCACTTCGGAATGGTTTTTTGCCAACGACAAGAACGATTCATGGGTAAAACAACTATTCGACAATCCGAAAAAAGGATGGATGCTTCACAATCTCGGTGCACTTGAGGCATTTCAACGTAGAACAACTTACGGGCATAATTTATCCGAAAGAGTTTGGAGTATCGCCAAGCAGTTCGAACGGCACATAGAATTATCCTTATCTATAGGTATCAGCGAAGGCCGAAGCGCTGCCGATATAAGCCGTGATGTACGCGTCTATCTGAATGAGCCGGACAAACTATTTCGACGTGTCCGAAATGCGTTCGGCAATCTTACCCTGTCGAAAGTGGCGCAGGCTTATCACCCTGGGCAAGGCGTTTACCGGTCATCTTATCAGAATGCTATGCGTATGGCTCGCACCGAAATAAACAGCGCTTATCGTGAAGCCGACAGTATCCGCTGGCAACAACTTGATTTTATTGTCGGATATGAGGTAAAAACATCAAAATCGCACGTACAGTGGCTGGCAAAGTTCTGGTATCCGCGCTTCAAAAAAGGGCGTGCGCCGCTGGAAATATGTGACGCAATGGAGGGAAAATATCCGAAATCTTTCAAATTCATCGGGTGGCACCCGAACTGCAAGTGCTATGCAGTGCCAATTATAGCCAACGAGGGCACGGATAGGGATTTTTGGGAGGAACCGCTGAATGAGGTCAAGGATGTGCCCGACAACTTCAAACGATGGGTCGAGGACAACACCGAAAGAATCGAAAAGGCGAAGAATTTGCCGTATTTCATAGGGGAAAACAAAAAACACTTCAATGATTCGCTGTTCATCAATCGCGATGCCGTATAACTCTTGGCAAAAGCGCAGTACGTAGGGAATAAGTTGCAAGGTGTTGCATAAGGAGTTGAGGCAAAGTATGAGGCATCGTGCACGCCTATAAACTACAAAAGCAAGAATAGCATCGTTCGCAAGGTGAAACAGGAAAGGCAAAATCTATTAACACCAGGTTTCATCGTCCATTTGGCGGACATTCTCTCCGTCACTGTAAGCACTGTTCCAAAATGAAACACCCTTTGTCCGGCGAAATAGTGCGTCGGTTAGGCGTGAGGTTGTTGCTATTCACCACATCCAAGAGGAGAAATGCAGTAAAAACGGAATGACCGACGGAAATAAGATGTGCCCCGCCGATCATTCCAACTAAAATAACACGATATGACAAAGGTACTGCACTGCGGCGCATTATGCAAATAATCGTATTAAAAATTCGTCAGTAATGCAGCATTTTTCTCTCGTTCCTCTCGCTCGAAGCTGGCAAGGTAGTTTTCCGTCGTCTTCAGATCTTGGTGGCCGAGGCTTTCCGATATGTAGGCGATATTCGCCCCGGCACGCTTCAACACCGTAGCGAACGAATGACGCGCCGTATAGGTCGATATGTTCCCAATTTCGAGCTGCTCCCCGATCATCCGCATCCGTTTATTGATTAACCCGGTAGCGGCTATTGTTTTAGCGTGGCTCTGCACCGCATCCTCCGACCCGTCGAGAATTGGGAAAATAAAGTTATTCGGTGCTGGAGTATTACCCCAGCGGTCGATAATAGCTTGCATCTGGGGAACTACCGCGACCCGGATTTCCTTACGGGTCTTAGTCGTGCGCTCGGTCTTTTGACGCACGAAACAGATTTCACCGTCCACAATATCACGATACCGCAATTTCACGAAATCGGCGACGTTGATCCCGTTACACAAGTAGAGGAACAGCCAATAATCCCGGTATTTGGCCGTTGCTTCGTTCCCATCCTCATAGCGGGCGATCTGCCCGATCTGCTCCAGCGTTAAAGCCAATTTACGGCCCTCACCGGCCTGTATTTCATATTTCCCTCGGCCGAACGGGTATTGCGCGGGTTTAATCGCATCGCATCGACAAGCATCGTTCAATATGGCTCGTAAATGGCGCATGTGTATTCCGATCGTTGTACGGCTCTTACCTTCTCCGAGTAGAAAGCGCTCATAACGTCTTACCCAATCCACCGTTATAGATTCAAGAGCAATACGATCCCCGGCAAACCGCTCCAATCCCTGTATAACAACATTATAAACCAGCATTGACCCGATACGATCCTGCTCTTTTAATTCCGCTATTTTAGCCGCAAATGCACGGTTAAGAGTATCAACCCCCGAACGTTTCAATCGCTTGTTGAGGCTATCGAATGAAAAAATACCGTCGCGTGCCAATTCCTCAACAACCCCACGAACAATTTGGTAACTGCTTTCTATATCTTTACGAACGGCCACAAGGGCGCGAACCTTCGTTGTAGTCAGACCTTCCCACTCATCCAAGGTAAGGTCTTTGCCCGTCGGATAATAGCGACGATCCCGGCGATAGGTTACACGAATTTTTACGGGGCACTTTCCGTTCTTTTTCGGATGACTCGTATCTATTATGGGCGCAACTGTTATTCCGTCTTTTGAATAGTTCATTTGATAGGATAATTATTATTTCAACACACAATTTCGACACAAAAATACAAAAACAAACAAAAATAGATAAAAATAAACAAAATAAAATCGCCACATTTGGAAGCTTAAAACATTGATTTTCATATAAAAATTCAAACAACACATAATTATTCAAAAATATAATTATGGGACTGAAAATCCTTGTGTCCCTGGTTCGATTCCCGGTGGCACCACGAAGAAAAACAACCACTTACAGCGATGTAGGTGGTTTTATTTTTGTCCTTTCCGTAGCGGTTTTACGGTGGTTTGAGGCTTTGAGTTAAACCGAGAGTTAAACCAAAAATCACTATGGATGCAGGTGTTAACATTCTCTGTTACAAATCAAAAACTCTTGCCAACGGCGCACATCCGCTGATGATTCGTGTCTGTAAAGACGGAAAGAAGAAATACGTTAGTCTTGGCGTGTCTGTTTTACCTCAATTTTGGGATTTTACGAAGAACCAGCCGAAAAAGAATTGTCCCAACAAGGCATATATCGAAAAGATTATTGCGGACAAGAGTAGCGAGTTTGCCGAGCGCATCATCGAACTGAAAGCCGAGAAGAAAGAATTTACGGCTACAACGCTGACTGAACGGCTGACAGAGAGCACACGAGCAAGACGCACGGTAGGCGAGGTGTTCCAATCTCAAATCGAAAATTTGAAGCAAACGGGGCGAACGGGCTATGCGTTATCGCACAGAGAGGTCTACAATTCGCTACTGAAATTCAACGGGCATCTGAATATCTACTTTTCAGAAATTGATACTGTTTGGTTGAAACGCTATGAAACTTGGTTGCGGGGACAAGGTTTTTCAGAAAATACAATAGGCCGCCGATTCCGCACCCTGCGGGCTGTTTATAATGTAGCCATTGAGGAAAAGTGTGTGAAAGCCAATTATTACCCGTTCAAATCCTACAAGGTTTCCAAACTGCACCAAGCGACGGCAAAGCGAGCAATAAGCAAGGCTGACATCATGCGGATTATCGAATATCGCAGTAATGATTTCTACAAGCAATTTGCGGTCGATTTGTTTGCGTTCGGTTACTTTATGGGCGGGATTAATTTCGTGGACATCGCCTACCTTAAAACGGATAATATCGTGGATGGACGGCTAATCTACACCCGACGCAAAACGCATAAGTTGATTAGGCTACCTTTGCAGTCCAAAGCGCAGGAGATTATAGAGCGTTACCGACAAGATGGTGCGCTCTTTTTGTTTCCTATACTTTCTGCATTTCATAAAACCGAGCAACAGCAACGCAATCGAGTTCACAAAGTAATTTCCAAAGTGAACGAGCGACTGAAAGAGGTAGGGAAAGAGTTGGAAATACCTATCGACTTAACGACCTATGTTTCGCGGCATAGTTTCGCCACAGTCTTAAAACGAGAGGGTGTAAGCACGTCGATAATTTGTGAATCATTAGGCCATAGTTCGGAAAAGGTTACCCAAATCTATTTGGATAGTTTTGAGAACAGCCAAATCGACGCTGCGATGCAGAACTTGTTGTGACTGCCGTTATCGAGAAAAGAGGTGCCCGGCTTCGCCGTGGCACCCCTTTTCTCTCTTGTTTGCGTGAGTAAAGCGAGAAAGGTTGCGATTCTTTTTTTGTGCTGACGCAACCTCTGTTTTTACCGTTACTCGGCATTTGCTTCACTCTCGGCGGACTTTTCCTTACCGTCGGTCAGCGGTTCTGCGAACATTTGGATTTTCGTTCCGAGGACGCTCTCGACGCCGTACTCCATCACTCGGCGCATTACGGTTTTACCCTCGAATACCACGTGCTCGGCCACGTTTTCTCCCTTTAATCCGTTCTTTCGGCAGTACTCCCCGAAATCCATTAGGTTGGTCAATTTGCGGGCTTCGTTCTTAATGTCGTAACTTGCCCGCTTGGGGTCTCCGTAGGTGCGTTCTGCGGCCTCTTTCAGACACATCCGCTTTGTTTCGGTGTTCTGCAAGGCTGACGGCAGATTGTTGAACATTCGCCTTGCGACGGTCAATGCCGACCAAATCGGCGCACTCGGTGCACGACGGCGCGAGGTCGTCGTTGTCTGCGGCTCTTTCTGCTCGGCGGCAGGGGCGGCGTTAAAGGTTGCGGCAGGAGCCGCGGTCGTGGTAGTTGCTGCACTCTCGGCAGCGGGGATGAAATTTGCTCCCATATTTAATAAGTTTTTAATGTCGTCGGCTTCATTGCTTTCGACACTGCAAACATACTGCGATTTCGTCCCGTCTTTAAGGAGGAAAAAACCAGCGCTTTCCCCCTCCCTTTTCCTCAGTCGTAGATTGCCGAGAGGGTCTGCGGAATTTTGCCCCTATAATCTTTCATCATCCCTTTCAGCGGGTCGTCGCTGTCCAAAAATGCGGGGTTGTCCGTGTAACGGTACATATAGACGATACGGGCGAACAGCAACATTCTGTTATAGGACACGAGCGACCCTTTGCGCCGTTTGGGTTTCCCTATCCGCCTGCATCGTTCCAATGCCGCGAACAACTCCCGCAACCGCTCCGTAGCGAAATACATCTTATAGGACAGTACGGGATAATCCGCCTTGAAGTCCTCCGAACGGTAAGCAAAGAGGTTGTCCGCCCCTTTCCGCTTCAACTCCTCCAATTTGACGTGCAGGGCGTCAATCATATCCCGCTTAATCATCGGGTGTACGTCCAAGTTCTTGCGCCCCTTGCGAATCTGAATCATCACATCGCCCATATCGTCGCCTAACTTGCCGAGCAACTCCCGTAACAGCATCCCGTGCGAACGGGATTTTATATCGACGCATTTGACAAACTGATTCTCGGCCCAATCATAGATAAAGAGCACCGCCATCCAAAATTTCTCCGCATCCAATTCGTACCCCTCCAAAGTGGATACGATTTCGTCGTTGTTCATAAACTGCAACTTGCTGAAAGGGGCCTTGATTAGTCCGTTGCACATACGATTGAAAAAACGGTACGGATAATAGCCGCCGTTCTCATAATCATCGCAAAGCAAATAGACATACTCCAAATCCTCGGTTTCGCTCGGTTCGGGTTCGAAATAGACCGAGCCGTCCTCATATTCTATTTTCGTGCTCATTGTCAGGTGGTTTTAGCACCCAAATTTAACATTTTCGGTTGTAAATAACACCTCGCCGCCAAGTAAAAGTTACTGATAGCACTTGAAACGCACGTTTCGGGAGAATAACAGAACAATAAAGCGACGCAAAACCCCTTGATAAGACTTTTTCACACGCATCGGGAGGTGTTTTAGAACAATGAAGCGTGCGAATTTCCGCTAATAGCGACTTTTCGCAGGTTTTCGGCAGGTCGAACACACTCCGCCACCCCGTAAACAGCCCTATAAGGCCATCTAAGACATAGATAAAAATGTTCGGATTAATTGCTGTCCGACCTTTGTTCCCAATAAAAAAGGTGCTATCTTTATAATACGAAAAAGGAGTAGTCCTAATGTCGAGTCCGTCCATAATCGGGAGGTGTTTTTCAGCACCTCTTTTTCTTGTTTCCGAGTGTAATATTTTTTGATTCCGAAATGGACTATCTCTTTAATAATAACAATACAAGATTAAAAATAATTACAGATTTTATCTTACTAAAAACGAATTACTTATGCAAAACTGAACCATCGACGCACCCAAAGATGCAAAATTTCTTCGGGACTTTATGACCGAAATTCCCGTGAATTGTCTTTTTAACAAGAAAAAGACGGGATGCGGGGCTACCGAACTGGCTATCCGCAATTCCATTCCCACCCTTATCGCTATGCCTTACGTGGCATTGGTGAAGAACAAGACCGTCTGCCGCACCGACGATATAGAGGTGTTGGGCGTGTACGAAGACATTACCGAGTGGGACATCACGCAATTCGCCCGTACCCATTCCCCCTTAAAGATAGCCACGACTTACGACTCCCTGCCGCGTGTCGTTTCCGCTTTACAGAGCATCGGCATAGACCCTTATAAGGAGTTGTTCCTGCTGGTGGACGAGTGGCACGTGCTGTTCAACTCCTATTCGTTCCGACACCGAGCCATCCGAGAACTGCTTGCGACGGCGGCACGCTTCGACCGTGCGACCTACATGACGGCGACCCCCATAGAGCGGGAATACATGTTGGAGGAACTGCGCCACCTGCCGACCTGCGAAATCGACTGACCCGACCTTACGGAGGTCAAAGTACGTTCGCGGCAGACCAACAAGCCCGACAAATACATCGTGTCGGAGTGCGTCAAAGTCCTGCGCGACGAATTGCCCTACAACCTGCATATCTTCGTCAACAGCGTGGAATTTATCGCAAAGGTCATCGACACGCTCAAACTCGCTCCAGAAGCCGTTAAGATAGTCTGTTCCACGAGCGGGGACAGTCGGCAGGAGAACCAGCGCAAGTTAGGCAATGCTTATCCCATCGGCCAGCCCTCCGACCCTGCGAAGAAGATAAACTTTTACACCTCGACCTGCTTCGAGGGGTGCGACATCTTCGACCCCGACGGCGTTACATTCATCGTCAGCGACGGACGAAAGGCGCACACGCTGTTGGATATTTCCACGCTCTTCACGCAGATATGCGGACGCATCCGAGATTCCCGTTACAAGACGCAAATCGTGCATGTTTATTCCACGACCAAATACAGCAAGGCCGTAACGCTCGACGAATTTGTTGCGGCTACCCAGCGGACGCTTGCCGACGCCGAAAAGTTTGCATCCGACATCAACGCAGTAGACGAACCGAGCCGAGAGAAACTATTGAAGAAAATCTCCTACATCAACGAACAATATGTGCGGATAGCAGATAACCGCCTTATCGTGGAAAAGAACCTCGCCAACATGGACATCGTGAACTTTAAGATAAGCCGACATATTTACGCGACCTATGTAAACCTTACCGACGAACTGCAACGAAACGGCTACAAGGTAACGGTACAGACATACAGCAAAGTCGTGGAACACCTCGCGGCCAACCCGACAGCGCGGACTACTTTTCGGGAGTTGTTCGATGAGTACTGCCGATTGAAAACAATGACCGAGCAGTTTTTCGTGGTAGAAAGCCCCGCCGAACTATGCGCCGTGATAGAACAGCGGCATCCGCTGGTGAAGCAGGCTTACGACAAGTTGGGAACGGCCAAAGTGCAGGCGTTGAAATACCATGTCGGCAACATCCGCCGAGAGTTGGTAAAGGGGCTTTCAATCGGCGACGACTATAAAATCGTGAAGATGATAAACGACGCATTTCAGAAGCAGACGCCGATTGCCAAAAACAAGGCGAAAGAGCGCTTGCAGGAGATTTACGACACGCTGGGTCTGCAACGAAAAGCCAAAGCGACAGACCTTGCGCAATGATACGAAATAAAGGACGCGCCGACACGAATAGAGGGTAAACCGACCGCGTGCGTGGCAATTATCAGGGACAAATTCGTGAGAAGATAGAGGGCGAGCCACGGCCCCGCGAAGCGGTGGCCGGGCTTCGCCCGACCACCTGCCGACGAACATCACGCGCGGACAATCCCTATTTTCCACCCCTCCCCATTTTCGGATGGAAAACCGAATTTTCGGCTGTCACTTTAAATAGGATTCCACCTAATACAAGCCGTCCCTATCTGCGTTCAGAATGCCGACACAGCGAAAGATTATTGATATTACATGAAGTTGGATTACTACTAATAACCGAAGAATAAAACTTAATCGCTATGTACGAAACACAAGAGAGAGCCAAACGGATTGCGGACATTCATGTTTTATGGGGACAAAGCACGGTTATCGAGGAGTTGATCCAAGCAGGGAAAATCGACGAGGAATACCTCTATCCCTTTAACGGGGACGAGGTGCTGGAATGGTGGCTTGTCACTCCGTGGCTGGCCGAACGACTGAAAGAGCAGGGCGAAATCATCATCGACAAATTAGGGTGTCGCTGGTGGGGACGGCTGACGAGCGGGCAGGCGATTTACATGGACGGCGTAATACAAGAAATCTGCGGAGAAGATTAACCCAACTTACAACTAACAAAGTTTCGATTCCATACTCCCGACTATTGGATAGAAACTTTGTTTTCAAGAACTTTGCACAATTAATCACAGCAACAGCACCCGAAAGGGCAGGATGTTTTGCAATTTCCGCTGAATATGCTACTTTTGCAGTAACATATTGAATACACGGAAAGTGTAGCTTATTCTCGTAGAGAAATCTGGTAAATTTAGTTATATCTCAAAATTTCACATCATAATATCTTGTAAATTAATAGTTTATATTGTGATGTGTTTTTATCAAGAAACAAATTAGGAACAGAAACACGAATTATCTTATTTTCTTGTTTTTTTGTTTGCACTACCTTTCTTTCTCTTCACTTGTTCGTACTTTGAGTATTTTTCCAAGTCTTTTCACACGATTTTCATCCTCTCGCCAAGAGTGATTGTTGCAGTCATCTATGGATGAATAACTACAGCCAAAAGAAAAAAGGACAAATCTCTGTTTCTTTCAAGGAACATTGTTTTTTGCAAAGGTAACCATTTCCCTCAAAACACCTATACAGGCAGTCCAATATATCTGCCTATATTTAGTTTACTTTAGTTTAGCATATATATAAGCTAATAGACTAAACTAAACCTTTACCGAAGTTCTCCCCCTTACTTTTATATTCACAGTCAAAAGAGAAGATAATCGCACCGATATTTTCTTTTTTCGCTGCATCCCAATTTTACGGAAGTTCCTTTTATCGTAACTTCTGCCATAGGCATTCTATCCTCGCATCCCAACTTTCGGTCTGCCTGATGAGAATTGTGTCGCAAAGGTACTTGTCATGTCTTTCTTGTATTCAAGGTCACAGCCTGACGGTTCCCGACAAAATCTCCACGCTCCGCTTTGCAGAGGTCGTATTTGG